GGATAAATTCATTTAATTGTTCTGTTGTTTCAACAATATAAAACATAACCTTTTACCTAAATATAAGAAATTAAAAACTAATTTCCAAATTAACTTAATAATTCTTTGCCTTGATATCCTCCCCCATTAGTTTGAGGGGTAGGTAAAGTGTTTGTATTAAGGATAGATGTAGATGGGTTTTTAATTTGAGATGGCTTAAAAAATTTAAGATAATCTTCTTTAAGAAATTTATTTAATGAATATAAATTAAACTTAGTCATCATATGTTCTGTAACTTTTTTATTTGTAGAATAAACTTGTTCTTTTTCGCCAGAAATATTCCACTGGTATCTAAAGGGGGTGTATACCTGCCACAAGTATGTTGGATCCTGTCCTACTAATTTTTCATATGTTTCTTTATTTATTTCTAAATAACGAACTTCATTTGTTTTTTTACAAAAATATCTTGTAAATTCTTCTAAAGCATAATCGTCTTGAGTGGGTTGTGGATTGAATGGGGAAGGAACATATTCTATTTTAGAAAACTCAGGATATAATTTTGTATAAGAGTTAGTTATAACATAAGAATTATTTACATATACATTATTTGATAATGTTGCGGCTGTGATTGATGATTGAGAAAGAGTTAATTCTTGTATATTTTTTGCTTCTGGGGTTTTACCTGTAAAAAATTTTCCATCTGATGTTTTCCAAAACGGCCCCACATAATTTTCTTGAGTAGACTTTATAACATATTCTTGCCCATTAGTATATAAATCTATTACTATTTGAGATTTAGGATAGTACATAATGTTATAATCCAGTTAAAAATTTCACAGCTTCTAAACTTTCTTTAATAAGACCATTCCTTGAATACAAATTATACATATATGTTAAGTTTTTACATGTAAGTTTTCCAGGATCTTTTTCTCCTTCATTCCAAAGTCTTTTAAGATTTACTGACGCTTTTTTCATAAATCCTACACCGTTCCACAATAGTCTATAGTAGTGGAATTTTAATCTGCCATCACTGTATATTTTACTTTTTAAATCTGGGATGTCTCCAAAATATCTATTTATAGTTGTGTCGAATTCAAAAAACATCATTTGTTCAAGATATTTTGTAAGTATAGGATAAGAGTTTGCATTTGTAGAACCATACTTCCAAGCAGATGAGATTGAGGGTTGTTGTGAAATGGGCCAATCTTTAGTACGGAGAAGTTTAGCATTTTTTGCATACGCTCCATAACCAGAATATTTATCTATTTCACTCCAAAATTGATTACCTAATCTAAGTCTTTCAGGAGGAGCATTTTGTGTTTGCCATGCTCCAGCAGCTCTATCAATACCCCATAAAGTTTCACCTGACGCAGCCATAATTCTAAATCCTTTTTTAATTTGGTTATCTGAGCCATAGGCTTGAGCGGGGTGATAGTATCCTCCTTCTATTAAAATCATTGTTTGGGTAAGAAAAGCAGTATCTGTAGTTGTTGCTTTAACTCTACCTTTATTATTAGCTTGACCTCTAGGCCAAGTTGGGATTGCATTACAATCAGTTAAAGAAGTAGATTGAACACCTCTATCTGGGCCTACTTCTTCTTTACTTTCTCCTCTACTGCTTGCTCTAGAAACGGGTGTAGATGTTTTTACAGCTATTTCTTCTTGAGTTAAAGTAGTAGATACTGTATCTAAAGTAGTAACCCACCCACCTTTATCAATTTTGTGAGATACTCCAGTAATAATAAATTTTAAAATTGTTGGGTATGAAGAGGGTAAAAATGAAATATCTAAATTAAGATTTTGGTATATACCAACCCCAGAAATTCCATCTAATGTAACACTTGTTCCTATAGGAAAAAATCCTTTACTACTTACAGGGGATGCTATCTTTTTACCACTTGCTAAGTTACTTAATGATTGGATTTCTTGTTGACATTCAATAAATCTTTGTACAAGGTCACTATATTGAGAAAAGTTTTCATTTTTATCAAAGTCCATCCCTGCGTATTTTTTTAGATAGCTAGTGTAACTTTTGTATAATTCTTGATTATCACTATTTAATGTTTTAATCTTTGTTTCAGGAGTTTCGTCTGTTATTTTAGTAGCATTAACTGCATAATCTATTTTGCTATTTATAATAGCTTCTAAACCAGCATTCCATTTTGAAAATGAAGTAGCATCTTCTCCCACTACAGATCCATTAGCAGTTGCTCCAATAGATAACATAGAAATAGTTTCATTACTAATTTTAGTTTGAATAGAAATATCTCTTACAAACCCAGCAGCTTGATTTTCAGTACCATTGTTGTAATATCCATAAGAATATATTACTGGGGATTTTTCTGCTATGTTAGGGTTTCGTTTTAAAGGTGGAACCAAAGTTTCTGAACCAGGAATAGGTGTAGAATCTATTATTGTAGCGGTGTTTGTAGATTCATCTATAACCATCTCTAAAGAGTTTACACTTCCTAAAGCTTTATTTATTTCAATTAAAACACTTTGAATAAGTCCAAAAAACGCTATTTTACCATTATCATCTTTAGCACTTTCTAATTGTTGTAAAATAAAAGAAGTATTTAAATAAATATTCATTATTTTTCCACCACGAAAATTTCCGTTTACAATTCTCCATCCAAATTTTTCAGGTATAGATTTAATTACATCAATTGTTCCTATATTAAGATTAACAGAATAACCTCCAATAAGACAAATATCTGGGTTTGAAGATAGTATTTGATTAGATGTAGCATACATTATGTTTGCTTCAATGTCAGTGTCTATCTGCAATATAGGTTTTGGATTTCCTGCATTTTTAACATTAGCTAAAAACATTAAATATTGTACAAAATTTAAAAATGACCCCAATCTAATATAGTATTTGTCAGGTTTTACAGCGTGAAGAAAGTCTCCATCTTCAAAAACATCTATAGAACTATTGTTTAATACTCTTTTATAAGCATCTGCTTGCCTAATTGAAGCTACAGGTATTACTTTTACTTCTGCTGAATTATTTTGTTTATTAGAGGAAAACACATTGTAAAATAATTTTCCTATTTCGTGTGAAAATTTAAATTTCATTACCCAATCATTATCACTTATGGGTTCAGAATCTGTGGGTGTTGTTTGTGTTTCAGTAGAAGTTTTATTTGTATCAAATTTATCTCCAGTGTAGATATTTAATTTAAGGGATTCTATAACTGCTCCTATGCTAATAACTTTTAATGTGATATCATATGAACCATTTTTATTAAAAGACCAGTTAAAATTTACGACACGACCATACATTGCATCATAATTTCCAGATGATTCTTTTCTTTTACTTTCTATAGCATCTAAAACTAAATAATCGTCAGTATATTTAAGATTTAAAAAATCATTAGCTATACTAAAATTTGGATTTGTATTTATAGTACCATCGTTTTGAACTATAACTGAGTGTCCCCACTCTAAAAGTATAGGAAATCCTAAACGTAAGTAAAGTATATCTACAATTTCTAATTGTACTCTATTCCATACTTTAAAATTAACAGTGGCTTCACGAATTGAACCTCTATTTCTATTTTTAATATCTACAGATGATATGCCTGGCATAGGTCTTAAACCCATTTCATTTCCCCCAATTCCATAAGCATATTTATTAACAAATGAATTGGTTCTGTCTATTCCTGAAAATAAAGTATTTGATTCGTTAGATGTACCGTTGAATAATATAAAATTTTTAGCTAATTCCATCCCTGCATAATTAGCAGGGATTCCTAATTTCGTTAATCTTTCGGAATCTAATACTTTTACACTAGATACTAATTTAATCCAACCAGTTCTAGAATTAAGATATAAAAGTTCTTCTGCTGATCTATTTCGTTTACCATGAACCTTTTGTCGAGCGTTTACTTGGTTGGCAACATATTTGTAAAAATTTTCTCCTATTATATTAGGCATAATTTTACGAATTTAAATTGTTATAACTATTTACTATATCTGAGGGGTTTGAAGGAATTCTTAATTGAATACCTTCAGGAATAATTAATGAGTTTTGAGATAATGAATTGTTTGCGGTTGATATAATCCACCATAATGTTTCGTCCTGGTAGTATTGGTTTGCTAAAATGTCAAACCTATCTCCTTGAACTGTGGTAACATAAATATCGTCTTCATTTAAAGGGATTTCTGGATATTTAACTGTCCTATAAACAGGTTTATTGTCTATTATTATAGTAGGTATACTTTGGTAACGGTTCATAGGTTATCTTGAGGACTTTCTTTTGTATTACTAGCATCTGCTTCTTGATTTTCAATGTCATTTGCTTTTAAATCAGCTAAAGTTAAAGCTTTACTATTATAATTACTGTTATCATTTGGTCTGTGACCTACTGTGCTTAATGCTATAAATTTAGTTTTCTGATTATTGTGATCTACTACTTTTCTTGGTACAAACGGATGAATTGGAGTAAAGCTAAATCCTGTAACTTTAATCATTTGAGGTAACTCTTTTACTGTACTATCATATCCTTTAATATTATCAGTGTCGTCAATTCCTATTTCCCAAGAAGCATCTTGAGGAACATCATATGTTAAAGCAGTAATAAATCCAGGCATTTCACGGAGGTAACCCCCAATGGTTAATTGAACTAATGGGCCTCGCATATAACCTGCCCCACTATAATCTGGGGCTAAGTTTGAGGCTAAAAAGTTTAATTTTTTAAACATTGCTATTAGTTCTATTTTAGATTGAGCAGCTACAGTAAACGATAATGAAACTGTTCTACCAAATCCATCGTAAGTATAAAAACTTTCACCTCTTCCTACATACTGAGATGGGCTCCAATTAGATGTATATGAGTCACTAAAGCTATCTATAAATGCTCTAAAGTGCATAAACACCTTATTGTTTGGTTTAGTATTATCAATGGCGGCTATTCTAAATTGAACTAAATCATTTGTTAGATTAGATTCTGTAGGGCCAGATGATTTATATAAAGGTAAAACTGTTAGTTTGTCAAATGAATCTATTGAAGCCGCTCCATTATATTGTTCATTACCCTGTTCTCTTCCTACTCCTTTAACGTATGATCTTATATTTTTTCCAAACGGATTACCTGGGTCTCCTAAATTAACTCTAGTTTCAATATTTCGTACATCGTAACTTGGAGAATTTGAAAGGATGTTGTAACCAGATGTTTTAGCATCTTCATTAGTTAATTTGTCAAGATTTTTTCTTAATTTAGCTCTAAAATCAAATACTTTTTTAGTATTATCTTTATATGAATCGGTAGATGTTAATTCATCGTACGAATATACTACATTATATGGAAACGAAGATAAATTTACAACTGCAGAATCTGCAGGAGATATTTGATATTGAAAATTTGAAGAACCACTTGGGTTAATGTTTGATTGAATTGGTTTAGGTTCTCCTAAATCGTTTAAAGTTGAAAGAGTATTATTTTTAGCAATGTAAGTATCATAATACGTTGATACTCCAATAGGTAATATTATATTGTTTTCATCCCCTTCTCTATTTGTTAAAGAATTTTTCTTTCCATCTAGATAAAAGAAATTTTTTCCATAACTTGGGTTATTTAAACCGGTTCTTTGATCTGCAAAATTAATAAATGTTTTACCTATTCCTAAAATAGAACCCGGACCACCAATATACTTATCCAGCACATTAATTCCATCGGTTGATAAAAAACCATTAAATTCAATTTTTCTATTATAGTAATCAACTAACCTATTTGAACTAATAGGTTCATTTGAGTTTACTATATCACTATACGTTACTAAAGACCCAATAGAACCTGGGATTGGGTTTAGTCCCTGTTTATTAAAATGAAGACCAAATGCACTAACACCAGCTTGAGCCAGTGTAGATAAAGGTGTGTATATGCCGTCGTTAAGTAATCTTTTACCAATTTGGGCTTCACCTGCTTGGGTTCGCACTGCTACTCTAGAGAGTAGATTTTGTTTAGCTATAAATAATATTCCACTTGGTGATTTAAAATCAGCAAAGTATTTAGCTAATCTAGCTATATCATTAGCTGACTCTAAAGGAGCACCAATAACTCCTCCCCTTAGCAAAAAATCAGTGCCAAGATATTTGCTTAAAGCTGAGGGAACAGTAAGAGGGGTTTTTATGTAAGGTTGATTACTTGAACCTCCTCCAGGAATATCATTACCATACTTTAAGCTTTTAAGATCTGTTTTAAGATCTATTAAAGCCATTATTGTGGTAAGTTATCGGTGTATTTAGCGGGTGTTGTTCCGTTTAGATCTAACTGTGATGGAGCAGGTAAAATATTAGTAGTTCCATCAATATATTGCTGGTATTGAGTGTTTACAGTTTGAGCATTAGCTCCATTAAGTGAATACTCTTGCAATTCAGATTGAGGAGTAGATAATGGATTTATTGCTACTGGTCCACCATTTGCAATAGATAGTGTAGATCCTTGAAGTGTTAATTTGTCTAATAATCCCATAGTATTATGTTTTTAATTGTTTATTATAAATATTACTGAATTTTAGAGGTACTTAAAGTAAGAGCGGTACCTACTTTAGTAGAATCTAAATAAACTGCACCTTCTTTATTAGCTATTTGTGCAAGATACATTTTCATTTCTTTAAATTCTTGCATTAGTTTATTTAAAGGAACAACAGCTTCTGGTCCAGCTTCACCAACAATGGCATTTGTAGGTTTAGTTACTATACCACCCGTTGCCATTTTTCTAGGTTCAGTTTTTACGGGTTCTGTTTTAGTTTTAGGTGCAGCCGGGGTTGCATTTTCTCCTAATGCTAATCTACCTAATCCACCAAATGCTTCATTTGGAATAAAATCAATTAGATAATCAGTAAGAAACTTAATAGGAGAATATCCAAAAGCTCCTAAAGTAGCATCTATAAAAGATGCTGCTGTTCCTAAACCTGGAAAAAGAGCGTTACCAGCATTTAAAGCAAAGTTAGCAATTGGGTATACTGATGATTGGACTATACTTTTACCTAATTTTCCTGCATCCACTTTTTCTCCAGCTGCTTTAGCACTTTTAGCATTTGAAATTAAAGACATAACATCTCCTACAGCCATAGCTGTTGTAAGAATAGGACCTAATGCTTTACCTATTCCTTTAACTATAGGACTTTTAATAACATTTTTCACTGCGTCTAATCCTCCTCCTATAAACTTTGTTGCTCTACCTCCAAAGTCCATTATGCTTTTTCCCATTTTACTAAAAAATCCAGGTTTAGCAGCTGTAGGTTTAGGAACTTTGGGTTTAGGAGTTGTAGGTTTTGAAGGTGTTGGTTTAGATATTGTGCTACCTCCACCTTCATTTTCTCTAGAACCCATAGCTCCCATCATGCTTGGAGCCATCATCATTCCCGCTCCCATTCCTGCTTCTGTTAATCCTCCTTCTGCTCCTTCTTCTCCAGTAAATGCATCATATAACCCCATTCCAGTTGTTACTAATCCACCTAAACCTAATAACTTTCCAAATATACCTCTACCACCTCCTAAACCTTTAAACATACGACCTCGAGCTACTTTTCCAGCTCTTCCTCCTTTAAACATGTCTTTAGCATAACTGCCAAACCCTCTCCCACTTAAACTACCACCAAATCCTCTACCACCTCCACCACCTCCACCAAATCCACCACCACCACCTCCGCCTCCAACAGGTTCAACAAATTGGGCGTTAGCTGGAGAACTACCATCACGTTTACCGAATTTAAATCTATTTACAAATCCTTTAACAGCATTTATAGCTCCTATTACCCCTGCACCTACAACAGCTATGGCAGCTAGTCCCCCAGTAACAGCTAATATATTTCTAACAGCAGGATTATTTAAAAAATTAATTATTCCTGATAAAAATGTAGAAACTTTTTCCATCATGGGAGCTATTGCAGATGCAAACGAGTCTTTAGCTTTATCTAAGGCTTTTTGAGCCGTAGCAACATTATCAAACTTCATATTGGCTAATTTAAAGTCCTCTTTGTTGTACATAGCCTTTTCTAAAGCAGCAGCTTTTTCAACATCACCTGCCTCTTTAGCTTTTTTAATAGCTTCTTGGTATACTTTAACACTGCCCTGATCTAATTTTTTAATAGCTTCTTTCTTTCTTAAAGTATCTGTAAATTCATCTACACCCATCCCTGCCGCTTTAGCTAAAGCTTCTTGTTGAAGAACATTTAATTTTGTAAATTGATTTATCCCTCCAACTTGTTTAGCTACTTCTTCAGCAGCACCAGCAGCATCACCTTGTAAAGCTAAATATCTAGCTTTTTCTAAATTTAAGTCTTTACCTGTTAATAATTCTGCTTCTAATTCATTAGTAATTGAATCTTCAAAATTAAGTAAACCCTTAGATATGTTTTGAGCTTGTTGTAAAGTCATACCTAATTTTTGGGTTTGAACAACTGCTTTAGCTAATAATTCGGGGCTTCCTTTATATTGAGCGTATAGTTGTCCATTTACTTTAGCTACTTCTTGAATTACTTTTTTATTACTTATATTACCTTTAGCTTGTTTAGCTACAGAATTAACAATATTTTCAGCAGTTTTTCCTCCCATTGCTGAGAGTTCATTGTATCGAGCTGCTTCTTCATTACTTAATCCTAATTTTTGAGTTAAATTATTATAATCTTCTAATTGTTTACCTGAGTATGTGTTTGATAGTCCAAGTGCGTCATTTAATTCATTAGTTGCTTTAACAAAATTTTCTCGAGTTCCTAATAAATCATTAGAAGCCATTGCTGCGTCTTGAAGACGTTGAGTTTCTAATCTAGCATATTCATAACTTATAGCTTGATTTTTACTTATATCGTATATATTTTTACTAAATTCATTTCCAAAACCAATCAACATTTTCATTCCCTTAGCAAATAATCCTAATGAAACTAAAGGATCTGAAAGTGATTTTCCTACAGCTTTAAAAGTTCCTTTAATAGCTGTCCCCAATACACTATACTGACTGCCTGTTTTTTCGGCAGTTTTTCTCATTTGTTCTTGAATTTCTTCTATTTGTTCACTTTGTACTCCTATTTTGCCAAGAGTACTAGAAATTCCTTGAAAAATTTTACCTGTAATTCCAAGAGTTTTTTGGATTTTTATTTCTTGGTCAAGACGGTCACGAGCTGTATTTAACGCTATATTATTTTGAATATTTTCCGATTCAAGTTCGGCAATCATCTTTTCTTCGTTTGCCGTAAGTTTTTTTCCGCTTGTTTGTTTTTCTTTTAATATTTTTAAAGCTTCTTGTTGAATTCTAATTTCTTGTCGAATAGAAGAAATATTAGATTTAATTTCTTTAGAAGACATTCTATTTATTCCTAATGCATCTTCTTGAAATTTATTACTAATAGATTGTAATCTATTAAAAGAACTTAAAGCTACTTTCATTCCGTCTGTAGCTTTACCAAATTCTTTTTTAATATCTTTTAATATACCATCAACAGCACCCCAAGTATTATTTACTTCATCTAAAGCATTTTTATAATCTAAAATTTCTTTATTTAATTCTTTAATTTGATCAACTTCATTTTTACTAACTAATTTATACTCAACAGTTTCACCAAATTGTTTTCTTAATTGGGCAAGTTCTTTTTTAAGATCCTCTATGTTATCGTTAGCCATTTAAGTAAAATTATATATTATATATAATAAATATTGATAAACGTTATTTTTTAGTTGAAGTTGTAGGATTATACGAAGGTGAGCGCTTTGCTGGCTGTCTTGCGTAATCTGGTATTTTTGCTGAAGCTTTTGCGGCTTCACTATTTTTATTAGTCCATGATTCTTCTGCATCTTTTTGTGCAGTATTTTGATTATCGTAGTATTCTTTCATTTTATTAAAAGTAAACATACGCAACCAAATAGGCATATTATATACTGTATGCCAGTCGTAACCACCTTGACCATGAAAAACTATTTCATGGATAGTATTAAAAAGTGCTAATCTATACTCATGCGTCAGGCCAAAGAAAGGTAATCCCAATTGGTATGGTTACGCCCTCCTCAACGTAACCATCATTAGAATAAGTAAATTCAAGTTTAACACCGGGAACAATAGAAGATATATATTCACGTAATGCTCTAGAATCTTTAGCTAATAAATAATTATCAACAAATTCTCTAACGGTTTTATTACTTTTATCACCATTAACAGATGTAATTATGTATTTCCATCTAGTTGATATTTCTGGGCTAGCTTTAGGGTTTATCTTTTTTAAACCTTGTAATTCTTGTTCAATTTTTTTCTCGTCTCCGTGAGTTAAAAGTTTAAAAGTTACTTCATTTCCGGAATGAGGAAGTATAAATGGAAATTCATTAGTACGAGGTGTTTTAACTAAACTTTCGTCTAATTTTTTTTCTTCAAGTGTAGTTAAGTCAATAGTTACGTCTTCAGCAACCCCAGTTGAACTAGGAGTATATTTAAATACATAATCTTTTCCATAACCTAAAACTCTAGCTGCAATCATAATTGCATCTTTATCACAAACTAATAAATCTTCGTAGTTAATTTTTGTTACAATCATTGATTGTAATAATTTATCTACTACTGTGCCTTGTCTAAGATAGTTTTGATTAGTTAAAATATCTTCTTCTTTAGCAGTCATATACTTCATTTCAATACGACCTGTTGCTAAAGGACTACCTTCAGCGTATAGTAACCCTTGTGATGGTAATTCTATTATTTCTGTAGGGAATTTAAATTTTGGTGTTTCTTGTGTAACTTGATTTTCCATAATAACTTTAATGTTTATTATACATATTTTAAGATAAAAAAAGCTTACCGAATGGCAAGCTTAATTTTATTTTTACGTTTGTATTTAATTAGTAATTTAGGATACAATAATCCATACCTAAACTAACTGAGATTTCTTGGGCTGCGTTTTCATCATCCCAACCATAATCACCAAAGTTTGCAGTTTTGATAAAGGCACCTTTAATAATCCATTCACTTACTATATCACCTACAGGACCCAATACGTTGATAGTTACATCTTTCTTATAGAAATCAGAATAACCATCACGACCAGTTACTGATTCATGGTGTAGACGTACCCATTCCATTACAGCTTGAGCACCAGATGGTGTGATAGGATCAAATAAAGTCATGTCTATGTCTTTCCATTCTGCTTTTCCTTTAATTTTGCGATAAACGTTAATGTGGTTTAATTTAATTTCACCCATTTCAACGCTTACAGCACCTATTTTTTTAATCATGTATGTAGGGATGCCATCAACGTACATAATGAAGCGATTTTTTACCTTTGGTTCAAATGCGGTAAAAAATATTTCGTTTGGACTTAATACTGCCATTTTATTTTGTGTTTAGTTTTGTTTATTATACGTATTTAATTTTTAAAAAATCTTCCCCTTTTCAGGGGAAGAATTTAAATTATTAGGCTGGGAAAGTTGCGCCAGTTGGAGTAATGATGAAATCTAAGTAGATAAATTCAGCAGTTTTAGTAGGCTGAACATAAATCTGACCTATTAATTGATTTCTGTCAATTACAGCAGCTGTATTGTTTGTATCATCCATTACCACTTTAAATGCATACAAACCTTGTCTTTGTTGTACTGAAGATAAGTATGGATTAACTTGGCTTAAGAATATGTTTCTTGTAGCTATTGTATTTTGTTCAAATACTAATGTATTAGCTACTTGAGAAATATATGATTTAAGAGCAATTAACAAACGACGAACGTTTACACGATCAAGAGCAGATGGTTTTTGTTGTAAGGTTTTCTGACCATATACTACAATACCTTGACCAGGGAAAGTAGCTATTGGATTAACTTTACCATTGTAAAGAGCATCACGAGTTGATTGGTTTAATTTTTGTTCAACACGAATTACAGTTCCTAAACCACCACGATTAATACCTGCTGGTGCGAACCAAGGTTCAGCTACTGAGTCGTTGTAAGCATATACACCTATAATCATTGTAGAAGCTGGAACCCAAACGTTTTTACCAGTTCCTGGGTCAAGAATTTGACACCATGGCCAGTATGAAGCAGCATATGAAGTATCACGTGAAGCAGCTTGAGTAATTGCTGAAGTGTAAGTTGAAGAATAATCTACTGG